AATTTTATTTTAACAACTTTATCTTTAACTTTATTTTCTAATTTTTTTATATCTCTTTTTACTTCTGGTATTTTAGATTCTACATATTCTTTTAAATGATTTGTATTGGATACATTGTTAATATATGTTTTTAATAATGTTTTCTGATTCGAATCTAATTTGGAATATTTTTTATTGAATTTTTCAAGTAAAATCTTATATGATAATATTCTTAAATCAGAATCTTTGCTATTATTTTCAGATATTACATCAGTTGATTTATTAGTAGTAACATGTTCTAATATATTAAAAAATGATTCTGTTTTTTCTTCTGGAGATATTGAACTGGCGTATTCAAATAATTTATAAATAGAAGCATAAATTTTATATTCTGGAACTTTTGATGAAAAGAATTTATCTACATTATAATTTTCTTTTATATCCCTTATAACATTATATTTTTCTCTTCTTAACTGACTATGATTTAGAGTTGCTCTTCGAGATAAAACTTCATTTATGAAATAATCTGCTTGTTTATCAGATTTAAATCTTTGATTGATAAGTACTTGATATAATTGCAATTCTTTACCTAGTTCAGTTGTTTCCGTAAACCTAGACTTAACGATCTTCACCGCACCGCCCCGTTCATCCTTGTTTAAGACATCTGCAGTTATCTGTCTAAGTAACAATTCAAACATCAAACCAGTATTCTTAATTTTAGAATGTTTAAGTCTTTTTATGTTCGCCATTCTTTGTTCTCCATTCTTTAACAAATATTTATATTAATATAAATTATCATATATAAATATAAAAATACAAATATTTATTAGTTTTTATTATTAATTTTCGTCATCTATTAATGAATTTTCATTCAATAATCCATTATTTTTTCTTTTATTACCATATTTTTTCTTAAGTTGAGCTAATATATTTTCCGCTCTCACTAAAGTTGAACCTTTTCCTGGATGTAAAGGACTTCCATGTTTAAAATCTCTTTTACCACTTCGTTCTCTTTGATATGAAGTAGCTTTTTTTATATCTTCGCCAGATGCTCCATGTGGATTGACATCTTTAGCAAATCTATCTTTTTCACTACCACCCCAATCAGATTCACCTAAAGACCCATTACCGTCTGTATCTTCTTTTTCTCCAGTTTTAGCAGGGTCGTTACCTTCTTGTTCAATTTGTTCCATCCTAAATGCTTGTTTTCTATCTTCAATGATACCATCAAAAACTTGATCTTTTTCTTGGTCATTTAATTCAAAAATATTATCATATATCCATTCACGGGACATTAATTTATTTTCCATCATATTATTAGCAACTTCTATTTGTTGTGTCAATAGTTCTAATTTTTCTTGCATATGAATCATAGATGGATTTGTCAATTCCAAATCAAATTTTAATAATTCAGCATCTTCAAATCCTTGTGTGTACAAGTGAACAACTGCAATCTTTTCCAATTCAGCTACAACTATTTTTTGTAATCTTTCAATTGTTCTTGCAAATCTAACATCTTCTGCTGCTAAAGTAGCCTTTGAACCGACACCTTCTTCATACCCAAGAAATGCTTTTGGTATTTTAAGAGCTGCCATCATTTTGTTTCGTAAATATTCTATATCATCAATCTGACCATCATTAGCTAATCCCTGTAATGGTTCGATTGATGTTCCACTATCCGAACCACGAACTGGTAAGAAAAAATCTTCAGTAACAGATTCAACATTATATCGAAGATTATAATCACCAGTTTTTTGGTCAATAACTGGTATTTTTTTCATTTTATTGATAAGTTTGTTCATAAAATTTTCTACCTCATTTGGTGGAATATTTCCTATATCAACTTTAAATACTCTTTTTTCTGGTGCTCTCATAATTCTGTGAATTAACATAGCATCTTCCATAAGAGTTAATTGTTTGAATATTTTTCTAGCACCTTCTAACATTGACTTACCATAAGGTAGATAATTAGCATCTGATAATAATCTAAAATGAGCTATTTCATAGTTTTCTTTCATTTCACCCTGATTTCCCTCTAATCTAAATTGTACAAGTTGAGGATTTTCAGGGTCATGTTCTTCCATTCTTTCCATATCATAAACTGACATTGGTTTAACATTAACGATACCATATTTATCAACTATATCTAATTCTAAAAAGAAATCTCCATATTTTACTAAATTTCTTATCCAAGACCACATATTAAATTCAATATTCAATACATCATAAAATAAATTATGAAGAATTTTATACAATTTAGGATTATCTGTTTTTATTTTTAAAATTTCGTTTTGTACATTATCTACTGTAGATTCATCTGAATAAACATCAAGAGCTGATGATATAATTGGATCCGAATCCATTAACTCATAATCTTTAAACAATTCAGTTCTCTGAGCACTAAAAGTTGGATTTTGTAAATTCGCAGTTAGTTGTTGCCTACTCATCATTCTAGTATATCTATCTATGAAATTAGTGTTTAAACTAGTTTTGCTCATATCTAGATCTTTCACTACTAGTTTATCATCATCATCTTTTCTTATAATAATGTTACTTCTAAATAGTTTTCCTAATCTATTAAATATATTTTCGTTTTTTCTTTCCGCCATTTTTACCTCTTTATTTTATTAACCAAGTTAAATCTTCGTCTTCATCACCTATTTTACCCCATTTCCATGGGTCGTGTTGTGGTTTATTAGTTCCTTTATTGAAACCTGTAGCATGATCAACTTTATTACCATTGTTTTTCAACATAGAATCCATCATTCCCCATTGTTGGTCATTTCTATCTTTCTGTAATCTCAATGCAGTATCTCTAACCCATAAAGCTATTGAATAAGACATAACTAAGTCATCATTATAACCGTCCATAGCTTCCGCCTTGGAATTAACTATGGTTGTTTTGTATACAAATACAAACAGCTCGTCCAAAAGTCTGTTTGAATGTAATTTTACTAATTTTTCTCTTGTATATTCTTCCATCTTCGCCACAATAAGTGGTCTTGTTTTTAAAGTTGTTGAAAATCCAGGCACCATACTTTTATCCTGAGATCTATATTTATTACTCATAGAATGTTCTGTATCAACAACTTGCATATCTTTTGATTGATAGAATAAATTTTTATATCCTCTATCTATAATTGTTTGTATTGTAGCCCAACCAATGTTGTTGTTCTCAACTACTAATAACGCATCATTGTATTTAGTTGCAACTTCAATCAAGAAGTTTCCATATTCAGTAGTTCCCAATTGTCCTTTGTACTCTGCAACTTGTTCCATATCTTCAACTTCAAATACTTGACACGCCGAATAATCTGCTCCATCACCACGAGCTACATCAGCAACTACTATATATTGTTTAGAATAATCAGGTTGTCTAAATATCCACATTCCTCTATCTATACCCAGTTCTTCTACCGGAGATTCTACCATTTCATCCTTATACCATTGTAATATTTTAGGATCAACTACAGATTGCCCTGAAGTAAGGAAGTCAGCATCACACTCTTGAGCAGCTTGTGATGGACCTAATACTTTATCTTGTTCTTTTCTCCAAGTTTCATCTCTATCAGGATGGTCTGTCCAGTGCAACTTTATTGTATTAAACTCATTTGTACCATCTTCAGCACCAACCCATTGTTGATGAAACCAATTACCCACACCATTAGGTGTAGAAAGAACAATTGAATCACCACCAGTTGCAAGTGTTTGTTGTGCCGCAGTCCATATTGTACCAATTTTGTCAATAAATGCCGCCTCATCAATTATCAATAGTGATAACGCTTCTGAACGACCTGCTGATTCATTTGAAGCGATTGCTTTTATCTGTGAACCATTGGTCAGTCGTATTGATAATTTATTTATCTCTTCCGTTGAAGCTTTCAACCAAGATGGTAATCCCTCAAACATCACTCTAACCTTTGTAACCAGATTTTTAGCAACATCTTTACCTGTAGCAATTACAAGAATATTTTTATCATTATGAAATATCATTGTCCATAAAGCGTATCCTGCAGATAAGGTTGAAATACCTAATTGACGAGATTTTAATATTATGTTATAACGATTTGCAGTGAACTCATTCAAACATTTTTCTTGGAAATCATATAAATCAAATTTTACTTTACCTTTTTTAGGATGTTGAATTACACAATACTTTCTCATAAAATATACAGGATCTTTTGCGCACCTCACATATTCTTGCTGAATAACTTGTTTCAGTTTTACATCACCATTACTCATTTATAAACCTCCTAATATTAGGATTTGGTCTTGGAACTGGAGTTGGAGGTAATAAAAATATACTTCGTGTTTTATTACAAAAGTCTTCTATTTGTCTATCAGAAAGTACATCTATCGTATTTTCTCTGACATGAGTACCTACAGCCATATCTGGAGTTCTATATTTTAAAACTAAAGATTTGTTATTATTTTCATTCATAAATTCAACACATGATCTATGATGAGAAAATAAATAACGCCAATCTATTATTTCTTGTGGAATTTCTGTGATAGTTCCTGGGTCTTCATCAGGAACAATTTCACTTGAAGGTTCACAATGGCCATCTAAACATATCTCTCCAGCTAAACAATCTCTATCACCTCTACATGAGTTTATAGAATCAGAATCATTATTGTAGGGATACTCATCAATAATATTCCCATAATATTCAGGCCTAGGTATTTGGGGTTTAGGTCTAGGAGTAATTTCAGGAATTGAAGAATCAATATTTTCATTAACTGGATTTTTCGGTATATATTTTTCCGGAGGCGATGTATTCAAATTATTTGATCGAAAAGATTTTTTTTCAATTGAAGTTTGAAATTGATTTTTCAAAATATCATGTATTAAATTTTTTCTTACTGACATATCTATCCTAATAAAAATTATTGTATATTACTTACCAATTCACTTGACATGTAAATAGTTACCATACCACCAAAAAACCAAAGATATCTATTTTCATACCATTTTGGTTTTATTTCTTCAATCAACTCATCTTTCAATTGCAATTGATATTTATATTGATTTACAATCAAACTATCGTTGAATGATTTTTGATTGAGCAATAATATCTGATTTTCAAGCTCAAAAATTATTTTTGTATTCGTACTATCAGAATGTTCTAATTGTAGAATATCATTTCTAAATGATTGAACTTCTTCATCAGTAAAACAATGTCCTTCACAATCTGTAGAAAATAACAAAGAAGAAAAAAACATAAATATATC